TGTAGATAACATACCAAGTGAATCAAGAACAAAGAAAAGTTTCTCATCACCTTTCTTTCCTTTCTCAAATCCATCGATAATGTTTACAGCTTGAGTTCTAAACTCTTCAATAGTTGTCACTGGAACAAGAAGTATTCGACTTGTATCAATACCTCTTTCCTCTAACATTTCTTGAGTCAATGCAGATTCAGACTCAAAGTAAACAACATTACCCTCTGGATTGTCTTCTAAAAACTTTTGTACCATTCCTAATGCAAAGAATGTTTTACCTGTTGCAGACTCACCTGCTAATGCAGTTATCTTGTTAGATGGGATACCACGATAGATATCACCACTTACTAATGCATTAAAAATATAAGAACCTGTATCGATATAACCATCGACATCACCTGCTACGATTCCATCGGATACAACTCCTGCTAACTCATTACCACTTGCTTTTGCAAGGTCTTTTAATAAATCCATAATATATTCCTCGACTTGTTATACTATTATACTATCAATCTCTATTCTGTCAACTGAAAAAATCTTCTAGGGATGATACTGGTTCAGTAGACCATCCTATTTTTTCAAGTATTAGTTTTAGAGGTTCAATGAATGATTTGTCAAATTGTAAATCATAATCTATGTAAGGATGGAGTTCAAACTCTCTAGGTAAAGTATTGATAAATCCTATGACATTCTCTTTGATTGGATTTGGTATTTTTAAATATAAAAACTTCATATGCTCTCCACTTGAAATACTTTCATATTTCATTCCTATATCTTTTTTACCCAGATAATGATTGTATAATAAAGATGCTCTGACATGCATAGGTGTAGATTTTTTGTATATGGTTACTGCATTTTCATACTCATTAATACCATTAACTCTTCTAGGGAATGCAATATCATTTGGTTCTAATCCCTTGAATTCTTTTCTTGCATTATCTACAAATTCATGTACAAGTTTCTCATCACCTTTCATGACAACCTTTAATGCATCCTCTAGTTTGTCACGAACCCATGCTGGTGTTGATGACTTTGCAGTTTCAATACCCATCATTTTAAGTTTAGGTTCATGTAGTCTTACACCTTCGTTATCATGTACATTAAGAATGTATCTTTTCTTTGCAGTCCATATTGCTTTATCAGCAATTACTTCACGACCCATGACCATCTTGTTTTGATATGCATTTGTATAATCTGCAAGCTCTTGATAACACTTATTAATAACATCTTGCATTTTACCCTTTGCAACTTGGTCAAGAAAATCTATAGGGTTTTTTGGTTGAACACTCTTGATTAGTTCATCAAATCTTACATAAATTGAATCTGTATCAATTGCAACAACATAATCATCCTCTGTATTTAAAATGGTATTTAAGTACTTGTTAACAGCCTTTTCGACCCATTTAATTGCTAGTTGACCACTACTTGTTACTGCTTCTGCATTTGATAACTCAAAGTATCTAAACCACTCATTACCAATTGCACCATAGGCACTGTTCAAAGAAATCTTACGAACCATTTGGTTGTTATATGCAATTGCAATCTTTCTGTTCAATTCTTGTTTTAGTTTAGGGTCATCTGTAGACTCAAACTCTTTCTGGTGTTCAATCATCTTATTCTTCCATAACACCCTTTCATCATATAAGTTTTCTAGAATCTCTGGAAGAAATCCTTGTTTTCTTTTACTAAATCTTGCACCATTTGGTGTGGTTGCATAATGACTTTGTATGTCCAGTTCTTTGTCTAACATTTTATCAACTGATAAACTTATATCAGAAGATTCTACAGCAGTTTCTGGGCTGATGTTGTATTGCATAATTAAATGTGGATATAGACTATTTAAGTCAAAAGATACTACCCACTCATGCATTCCTACTTGAGGTTCTTTAACATATGCACCCATGAACTTTTGTTTTTTGGGTTGTCCAGTTCTAGATGGTGGAACAATAATGTTCTGTTGTCTTAAACGATTGAAGATTAAAATATCCCAGTATCTTACTTGTCTGAATGCATCAAGATAATTACACTTTGCAGAATATGACATTGCAAGTAGTAATCCCATTAATCCTAGTTTATCTTCGAGTTCCTCTACCAAAGTAACATCACGAACATTATACTCAAGAAACTTTTGATAATCTTTTTTATAGAATAGATGCATTGCACCAAACTCTTCGTAATTGATTTTACCTTTACCAAGTTCTATCTGACAAATGTTTTCTAGTTTATAACTATCTCGTCTTTTAAAAGTAAACTTTTGATAAAGTTGTAAGTAATCTACAACTTCAATACCTGTTAGTGTATATGCTTGTTGTTTCTTATTGAATGTATCCCACTCACGAACTGTAGTTATATTCCATGGAGATAGTTGGTCTGCAATTGTAGAACCAAATAACTTGTTGATTCTATTATAAAGATAAGTGATATCAAACTGGTCAACATTCCAACCAGTTATAATGTCTGGATAATTCTTTTTGTATTCTTCTAGGAAAGTTTTAAGAAGTTGTTTTTCATTTCGACAATGAAAGTATTTAATCGTTGGGTCATTGTGTTCCCATGCTTGTGTTCCGAACACATACTTGGTATCTTGTCCAAAAAACTTATATGTAATTGCATTGATTTCTTCTGCAGCTTCTGTTGGTTCTGGAAATCCATCTTCACACTCACACTCAATATCAAGATTCATAATACGAATGTGTCTCATCATCCATTCAATTTCTTGAGGGAAATACTCTGCAATATAAGCGTAAGGATGTCTTTCTATTCCATGAATATCAAACCCTTCTACATCTTTCCATTTCTCACGAAACTGTCTTGCTTGTGCAATGGAAGTAAATTTTTTGGGTTCTAGGTTTTTACCTGTGATACTTCTGAACGAAGAATCTTTATTTGTTGGAACATAAAAAGTAGGTTTGTATTGTACTTGTTTTTGAATATACTCCCCATCCTTGAACTCACGAACAAGGATTAGGTTTCTATGTTGATAAACATTTGTGTAAAAGTGCATATATCTAGTATACTACTAGTTTTAGTTTTCGTCAATCTGAATTGAGTTGTGGTCATTGAAATGTTTTTTCAATGTATTGATATTGTCTTCAGCCTCAGATATTTTTTGTATTTGAGAATGAATTGCATCGATAACATCTGGATGTTCTCCGATACCAGCTGGGTTATGTAAATAGATATCTACATTTGCTTTTGCCTCTGCAATATGTCCTTTATACTTTTGATATAATGCTTGTACTATTGGGTCTTTCATTATGTAACTATTTTTGGTTCTGGTGGTGTAATTACTCCACCTGTTATTGATTCGTATTGATTACGAAGTTTTGTTTCTGGTTCTGCTGTAAAAACTATGTTTTTATAGTTGACCATAATTTCCTCATTAGCTGCCATTGCACCATAAGGGACTAACTGTATGTTAAATCCTTTATCAGTTTGAGACATGAGTATACCTAAAGGTTTCTTTAGTTTAACCTCTGTATCATATTTTGAGTTTTCTATAAACTCTGATACGAGTTCTTCACCTGTCACTAATTTCAAATATTTTATATTCATACTTCCTCTAACATTGTCATCAATCGTTCTGCACGATTAGTGACTTGGTTGTACCATCTAGAATCTCTTCCTTCTACTGCAGCTTGTTTCCAATCATTTCTTTCAATTGCAGCTTTGAAGTTTTTGAATTTAGATAGTCTTGTCATACCCATGTTAAAGGTCATGTTAACTAAAACTCTTTGAACTTCATCTGGATAGGATTCTAAGTCTGGATAAAGTTTTCCACATTCCTCTACATGTTCTGCATAGTCATGTTCCCATACTTCATCCACTCGTTCTTGGGAAACTGGTGTTCCCACTGGTTGACCATTTTCTGGGTCACTATCTTTTACTAAGTGTCCAATACCAAAGGTTGCATAACCTAAGTGGTCGTTGTAAATCTCGTAGACGACACCTTCGTCTCTGATAATTTCTTCTTTAAGTTTTGTCGGATTCTTGATGTTCATCTTTGAGTAACTCCACGGCTTTATCACCTTGTTCTTGAAGCAGTTCAATAAGAATATCACCCATGATTTGATTGAACTCCACATCATCTGATATGGTTTCTTTCATTGAGTCTGGACATTTACGAACTGCTCTAGTAAAATTAATTGTTGGTGGTTCGTCTTCTTCTACTGGAAGAAATTGAACTTCACCATAGGTATATATGACTCCTTCATATTTACCTTCGGTAATTTCTATACCATTCTCACCATCTTTTGCATTGACGACAAGTTTGTATTTTGGTACAGACATTACTGTGCTTTGTAAACTTGGTTTACGATTTTAGATTTAACTTCTCTAGAGTTAACCTTAACACCAAGTTCAGTTCCCTTTTCAACCAATTGTGCTTTCGTAAGTGCATTAAGTCTTGCTTTAGAAAGTTTCACTGGTTTAGGTTCTACTGGTGGTTCACCAACGATATTATCTGCTTGTTTAATACCTTGATAAACAATACCGATAACAATACCTAGGACACCAAGTCCTATTATATAATCAACAATATTTTCCATTATTTATCCTCGTCTTCATTATTAATAAAATTCAAACCAAAGTGGGTTCTTACTTCTTCTAAAAACACCTCTGGTTTACTCTTTTCGTATGGGTCTGTTTGACAATTGTCTTGTAGATTAGGTTCAATGTTCATTATTTCGACTGTTCCATCGATAACTAACATTGCATATCTCCAAGACCTTAACCCAAAACCTAGATTTTCTTTTTTAACAAGAAGACCTAGTTGTCTTGCAAGTTCACCATTACCATCTGGTAAAGGTTTTACTTTTTCGATACCTTGTTGTTCGAACCATGCATTCATAACGAATGTATCGTTTACAGATGTACAGTAAACTTCGTCAACACCAGCTTCTTTAAACTGGTCATACATTTCTTCGAAGGTAGGTAATTGGAAGGTTGAACATGTTGGTGTAAATGCCCCAGGCAATCCAAACACCACGATAGTCTTATCTTCCATTAGACTATCTAAACTGACCTCATCCCAGTCACCATCCTTTCTCATTTGAAATCGGACATCGTGAAGGTCATTTAAATTTCCTTTATTTAACATAATACAGTCCTATAAAAATATTTATACTATATTTAGTATACCACGAGACTGGGATGTGTCAACCTTTTATTAACTAAAATCCTCTACCATGTTCTGTTAAGAACTCTTTAGGTAATTTTTTAGTTCCAATAGAAACCTTTCTAGGTTTCTTTTCTTCTGGAATAATTTTAGTAATAGGAATACCAAGAATACCATCTTGTATAGATGCAGAACCAACTTCTACATCATCTGCAAGAATAAATTTTCTTGACCATTTCCTAGCTGCAATACCAGTATGAACTGCATGACCATTTCCAACTCTTTCTGGATTTGGATTCTCTTTATCACCAACGACTTTTAGTTCATTTTCTTGAACTGTAATATCGATATGGTCTTTACCGAATCCAGCACATGCAATCTCGATAACGAAGTGTTCGTCATCAATTTTTGTGATATTATAAGGTGGGTATGATTGACTATTGTTTCTTTGAACATCATCTATTCTTCGAAAGAAGTCATCCACACCAATTGAGAATGGACTTGTCAGTCTTAACATTTCCTGTAAGTCCAGCGTAGATAATTTTACCATTTTTGCCTCCTGTATTTAGCAAGGTTAAATTGTATTTGGAATCTCCCTGTGAGCATTCCTATTAGTATATATAAGGATTAATCTTTAGATTTCAAGTATTTTTCAACAATTTCTTTAATTTTATCTAATTTATACCATAAACTAGAGTAAACTTCTATTTTATTGTCTGGATATTCTACAATATATCGTTTATATCCAAATATCCTTTCTGAGAAGATTCTAACATCTCCATAACTTTCTTCTAATAATCTCATATATATCTATTATCTCATAGAACTTATATTTGTCAATACTTATTACATCGACTTTTTGCTTTATCTAATAATGAGAAGTTTTGTAAAACAACTAATGTTGTTATACCATTTACCTCTCTAATATCATCAAAAGTCCAATAACTTCTAGTTGGTGCTAGTATAGCAGTTTTCAATGCAACCATCTCTATTATTGTAGGTCGTTTTGGTAAAAATGGATTAGATTCTTTTACACAATCATATTTGATTGCATGATGTGTAGAATAGATATCAAGAAGTTGTAGTGTAGTGAAGTATATTATTTGATAATCTTCTGGTCTATAGTGGAGTGTATATTGTAACTCGTTCCTCTTTTCCTTTAACTTTAATCCTATCAACTTCTTTGAATGCTCTTGATGGACATAATCTATAAGTTCTTTCCGATAACAACAAGTCAACCCCATCATAATTTCTCGTTTGTCCTTCGAGTCTAGCACCCAAGTTGACGGCATCTCCGATGACTGAATAGTCAAATCTAATTTCTGACCCCATGTTTCCAACAATACATTCTCCTGTGCTGATGCCAATGCCGACATTAATAGGAGGCAGGTTGAGAGGAGAAAGCTCTTCATTAAGTTTCTGTGTTGCATCTAATACTTCCAATGCAGATTTAACTGCTAATTCAGCATGGTCTTTGCAATCAAGAGGTGCATTCCAGAATGCCATGATGCAGTCGCCCATATATTTGTCTATTGTTCCTTTATTATTTATTATGATTTTAGTTTGAACATCTAAGAACCTATTGATAAGTTTTACTAATCCTTCTGGGTCATCTTTGTTTTTATAAGCTTCACTAATTGGAGTAAACCCACATATGTCCATGAACATGAAAGTCATTTCTTTTCTTTCACCACCAAGTTTTAATAACTCTGGGTTATTAGCAAGTTTGTCAACCATCTCTGGTGATAAGTATTTTTTAAATTGTCCTTTGATTTGTTCCTTTAGCTTGTAGGTTACAAAGTATTTGTTGAAAGATGCGTGTCCAAAGACTACAATTCCTGTAAGTGCAGAATACAATGCATCAAATAGTATTAGATATTCTATCCATAACCAGTATGACATCCCAACTGAAAGTCCTATTGTACCGATTGATAATATACCAGATAGATATGTTGGAAGTTGATATACCATCAACAATACCAAAAGACCCAGACCGATGACCAGAATTATTTCTACAAAGTCCAGAAGAAAATTGTTCTGGATAGTTTCACCAGATATGACAGTTTGTAGTAAGTTAGCTTGTACTTCATGAGGATACATGACACCATATGGAGTAGAAACTGGATTATTGAATCCTTCTGCTGTCATCCCCCAGATAAGTATTTTGTTCTGGTATGATTCATTTAGTTCAGATGCACTCACTCTATCAAAGTGATTCCAATATGTAATCATAACATCTGCTGTAGATGTAGTTTCTATAGGTGGTTGTCTTCCCATTCGTATCCATTCAATACCTACTTCTGGTGTCACTCTGGTTTGATAGTTTGGTTGGTCATAGAATGCACGAAGAGTTTCAAGTGCAACCGATGGATATATCTGGTCATTTGCAGATACGATAAGTGGTGCAGACCGAACAGTTCCATCAAAGTTTGGTGTATCTGGTAAAGGTGGAGTAGATACTGTCACTCCTACACCATAAGTGTTATCTTGTAGTAGTTGAATAGGTGCAGACATACCAGAGAAGTTCCAGATGGAATCTTTAATATCTCCACCACCAAAAACCGAAGTCTTTACATATGGTGCAGAACCAGTATCCTTTTGACTTGTTGGAGCTGCAGATAAGATACTTAATCTGTTTACCAGACCAGTTGCAAATTCTACATCTCCACCGAATCTATCTGGTTGATTAAATACCTGTGTAAATACATGAGTATTGGTATGATGATTTTCTAACATAATATCTGAATAGATATTACGAGGCCATGGATATTGACCATACTTGTCTAATGATTTTTCATCAATATCAACAAGTACAATATCTTCTATGAGTTGTGATTCTTTTTGTTGGTGAAGAACATCGAAATAAGACCATTTGATATTCTCTACAAGATAAGGTGACCATATCTTTAAACCTACTAACACCCCAAGTGTTAATAGTACTGTTTTCCAATTATACATCTAATTCGTCTTCTAATTTAACTATATAGTCTTTCATATCAGTCATCCAATCTTTCATTCTCATTGCTTGTTTTAAATGAAAATCTTGACTATGACCTCTATGATATAACTCCATATGGTAATCGTGTGTCTTTAATGCAAATGCAATTGCATCTTGATATGGTTTTCTGACAACCGATGTAAAGGTTCTCTTGGATTGATTGGATTCTTTGGACACTCAAAACGACTCCTAGTTACCTTGGGTTACATTTACAGTACAACCACCATTTGTGTAACAAGATTGTGTCAAGTTATATGTTTGATTTGTACCACCCTGTTGTATTAAATTTAATGTCGTTGGTCTATTACCTGTAATAGTTATTCTTGAAGTATGATTTGCAGAACCAGTTTGCATGATACTCGTATCTGAATTATGTGTTGAACCATAGAAATATGTTTGATTGTAATGTGTTCCACTTCCTTCTTGATGTATTTCATGGTCTACATTACTTACATGGATATCTAAGTTATGTGTATGAGTACCGCTTTGATATACATCAACTGTATTATAGTCACCCCATATGTGTCTACCATATGTTGCACCATCGTACTGTATCACTGATTCAGTATTGTTTGTTCCATCAACATCACCACCCCATGATTTACCAGAACCCCAATAAGATACCCATCCGATATAATTACCACTACCTATTTGTAAAAAATCAAATGTGTTATTTGCATGGTTTGTAGAAAACTGAATCATGTTATCATATCCTTGTTGTGTTGCAGTAAGTGATAGATTGTCACCACCATTTACTTGTTCAACATGAACATGATTGTCTCCAGCATAAACTGGTAAACTAATTAGACTGATTAATAATAATTTCCGAATCATCTCCATCCCCTATGAGTATAACTCCTTCGTATCCTTGTACTATTGTTTGTAAATAAACATTTGAACCACTATCAAATGCAATCTCAATTACCCCATTTACATCTCTAAAGAAAACTAATTTCTCATCTTCTATAAAGACATTGTACTGTGAGTCTTGGTTTAGACCTTCTACTGCACCATCAACTTGAAAACTACCTATGTTTCCAGATACAGCCTGTCCAGAACCTTTAACTACTTTATCTAATTCTTCTATAACATCTAATACATCTACAAGTAAATCTACATTTAATGCATCAATGTCTAATGCAGAATATTCTAAATTCTCTTTTGTTTCTTCTAGTTCATCTTTTTCTAATTCATTGAACTCTAAGAAATCTACTTCTAAAATCCCTTGGTCATCGTTAAGGTCATCCTGTGCTTGTTCTTGCACTGCAATCTTAACTTCTTGTGGTGGGTTGACGATAAACATATTGTCAATCATTGAAGGTGTGATATTACCTATCGTTACTGCAACTGTTGGTGGTGTCTCAAAAGAAGATACCATAGTTGCTTGATAAGGTTCATTTAATATTGTCTCACCACCTTCATTTATTACCACTATTTCTCCAGATGCTGAACCATCATCATCTGGCAGTAAAACTACAAGTGACCTTCCAAGCTCATCAATTGTAGTTGTAAAATCTGTGCCGTTTATTGCAATCTGGGCTGTTGGTGTAGAGATGTTAATATTTGCCTTTTTAATCTTTGCACCATTACCACTTGCAAATCTAGCTGTTCCCTGTACCATTCTAATCGACATCTTCGATAAAGATGGGTTAGGGTCATAGTATACTTCATCTATGTATACCTGTGTATGTTCTGTTAATGCAAGTTCTTCTTTATCTAAAAACTCAATTAACATACGACCATTACCTGTTCGTGCTTCATCATATAAAACGATATCTGAACCGACATCAATAGGTAAGGTTTCATTGTTTCTAACAATATCACCTACACCTGTAGATTCCACTATGTCTCCTATGGAGTCTGCATAAACAGACCCCATGAAGAGAAAAGTACTAACTATCGTTAGATGAATCTTTTTGATTAATTTGTACTGTCGCATTATCCGAATTCACATCCAAGACAATGATTGAATCTGGTGAAACACATGCGTTACTAGCTCCCGCTGCACATGTACCACTTATCTGATTAATATCAATGTCACCACCATCACCTGTATAATCTACAGTCTGTATGTGAGCTCCATCTTTCATTAATACATTTAAGTTGTTACTGTCTCCAGTAAGTTCCCAGTTCCACTCGTTGTCGTCTGATTCAAAGTCTAAATCAAAGACATTTGAACTCCCAATTAATGTTAAATCTAAATCAAGTCTTTCAGCACTAAACTGATATCCTTGGTCTAAATCCCATGTATTCGAATCCCCTGTGACTGAAATATCATAATCTGAATCATCAGAAGACCCAGTATAACCAATGTTCCAATCAAAAATATTTGAATCACCTGTAAAAGATAGTGTATAAGAAGAACTATCTGCAATGACAGGCCCAAACAATTGGTTTTGGTTTCCTATTTGGTCAATATCAAAAGTCAAAGAATTACCAGTGATAACCATTTTATCATCTAACGCATTAGTTTGAGAAATTTTATTTCCAAAACCAACTTGGTCAATATATAGACTCAATGTATCCCCTTCTTGGTCAATTCTAATTTCATTATCATCAGTGGCTTGTGCGAAAACGAATGTAGTCGACAATAATAAAAATAAGCTTAAAAGTTTATTCATTTTCGTTATACCCCTTAATTTTCCAAAAACCTCTATCGTGTCCTTGGTATATTATTTCCAACACTCCTGCTTCAATAGCACTTCGTGTTGCATATGTCACCGACTCATTATTACCCACTCCATCCTCTATCTCAACTAGTTGTGTTCCTTCCTCGATAAATCGGAAGACATCACCACCAGAACCATAACTTAATATGGTTTTACGACTTTGGACATTCAATAATACTTCACCTGTTAGAACTGAAACAGCTCTAATAGAAACTGTAATAGCATCTTGACGATACTGTTTACTAAATCCTATGCCTAGTGTTCTGGCACCGCGTCCACCAGTTTTCAGATTAGTATCGTAACCAATGATTCCACCTTCTATTATCATACCTGCGAATAGAAGTGGTGCAATACCATTGGATTCTTCACCCTGTGCTTCTGCCCATTCTTGACGAGCAGAACGAATGATTTGTCTTTCACGAACTAGATGGTCTAGTCCATTTCTTTCTACAACTCTAAACCATGTTCCACCACCAGCACTCTTCAATGCATCTATTAACATTGCATTACCACCTTGAGTTACAGCAGTAGAAAATGATGCATATTGGTCGAGTTGTTTTCTTTGTCCTGTTAAATCAGTAAATTCATATACTGCAACAATTGGTTTTTCTTCTGCTGGTGGAAGATTTAATAATTCTAAGTATGCTGGTAGTTTTACAACTGTAGGATGTTCTACACAAATGTATTTCCTTGACAGTTGTTTCTTAACACCTGTATATAAATCTTTAGAAAACCCTTCGTTCCATCTACTACAGTCTTGTGGATTTTCACTCCATTGTGGGAATGATGCACAACCTGTTAGTAAAGAAAGGGTTAATACAAGAAACCATTTCATTAACCATCTCCACCACCATCGTCACCAGAACCACTACTTCCAAAGTTTCCAGTACCGATTGGTATTTCTATTACTGTTGTTGAACCTTCTTCATCTACGATAGTCATTCTAATAAACTCAGTTCCATCTTCGTTTGTAATAACTTCGTATGTTATTGTTGAACCTTCTAGTACAAATGAACCAAACCTTACTGGGTTGTCATTTGAAAACATAGACTCAACTAAATTTTTTGCCATCTGAGCATAAATTCTGCTCTCTAGATTTCTAATAAATTTTGCAAGCGTTGTATTATCTGCTTCTCTTTCTGCAGCTTTTCTAGCTGCCTCTAGAGCATCCTCTATCTCTTTTTTACGCGAGAACTCTTGGTTCTCAATTGTAAGATAATGCGCTCCAGTTCCTATTCCACTAAAGCTTGGATTTTTAAAACCAAACTTTATTTCGTCTGCATTTACATTTGGTGTTAATGCAATTATAGATACTAAAAAGAAGGTAACTAAAATACCTACTTCAAAGTTATCTCTTGTAAAAATCTTCTTTCTCTCTTTCATTCTGTTCTTCCAGTGCCAATATATTATTTTGGTCGTCTATAATCTTTTGTCTTTCACGATATTCTAAAACGACATTTACTTTTTCTTGGAGTCTGATTAGGTCTTGGTCTAACATTCGCACTTGGTCTATGACTCTTATTAATTGTATATGCATCTCCTCTACTTTTGGGTCTACCTCTTTTGAGATAAAGTTCCAAATGTAATAGATAAAATATGCTAAACCTATTACAGCTGTAATTGCAAATCCAAACTCTGCAAGTACTTGGACGATAGTAAATTCAGATTGAGTAACTTCCATTAGTCTCTCCTAGAATCTATTTTTCCATCTTCTACATAGTTCTCTGCTCTTGCAACTCTCTCGATATCTGGTCTCAGTTCTAATGCACTTGATACCAACATATCAATTTTAATCAATTCATTGTTCATGGTTCTTGCTCTGTTTTCTAGGGCCTTAGTAAAGTTCATCAAGGTATCAATATTATCGACTACACCTTGCAAAAGTTGTTTCATTACTAAGAAGATAAAGAATCCAGAAGCTAATGCACCACCGATAGGTAAACCAACTTCACCTATCAATACTAAAATATCTTCCATGTCATTCTCCAGTTATACAACTATTTATAACTGGAGAGGTCTTAAACTGGGTTAAAAGTCATAGAAACACCACACCCACATGATGCAGTGACATTTGGATTGTTAAATATGAACTCTTCACCTAATCCAGTTTTTGTAAAGTCTAAAACTAAATTATCTAAAAAAGGTCTAGAGTTGTTGTCGATGTGAATAGAGAATTTACCAAAATCCATTACTTGGTCAGAAGGTTCATTGGTGGTATTGAAATCGAATATGTATTCATACCCATTACAACCACCACCAGTGATACCTAATCTGATTTCAGAAAAACCTCGTTCCTCTGTTTTCTTAACTAATTGTAAGATTGCAGAGTCAGTTAACTCAATATTAACTGTCGGCTTTGAATATGCGATAGGCTCCATAGACCAGTCCTGCCCAAGCAAGATACTTGACTATTGGTGCAAGTAAGATTGCTCCTAATGATATTCCGACTATGACAGCACCATCTAAAGATGATAACTCCCCTAGTCTCCCTTTAATGTATTCTTTAATGAAATTAATATCCATTTATAATACTCCCTATTTGAACTCAGATACTTCACCAGCTTCATCCCTAGTTACTATATTAACTAGTCCCAACTTCTGTCGTCTAATCAACTCATTCTTTACTTTTTGTCTGAGTTTTGGTTTCGTGTTATCATTATTATAACATTCTAATAACTCTTTCAATGATTGAGTTTTCATATAGTAATGTGTAGTGGTAACTTTTTTGCTACCTCTTTGCAATACTGATTGAGTTGGTTTATATTTAACTGGCATAGTATCTGTATTTATAATAATTGAAATGTGTCTTAATTGTTACAAATGTGTTACAATTATGTGACTAAATATAAGTATGAATATAATTAATGTACTTATATTATTGTCATTACCATTTGGAATCTTAGGATGGTATCTTTTATTTAGTGACCCTACAGATAATAGGTCAATATGGAAAAAGTTTCATTCATTAATGAAATCTGGTAGACTTAATAAAGTTGTCAAAAAAATTATTTAGAATTAACTTTCTTATATAAATCGTCTAGGTCTTCTTCTAGTGCTTTGATACGCTCTTCTAAAAGTGGATGTTTTTCAAACCACTTCTTTTCTTGTTTGATTATATCAATACCTATTTTTTTCTCTAACCACTTATCTAGTTTTAGAACTTTTGGATGATTTTTGACATATGGTATTTTCAGAAGGATTCTGAATAGTGTTAATATTATTCTAAACATTACTTGTTAACTACTCCAATGTTGTACTTTGGAACTAAATCCCATTCGTTTTTCTCCCTATGTGGAAGAACTTTAATCTGACTCATTGGTGCAATTGGGTCTTGATGATTGTTAGATATAACTTTGAGTAATCCCCATTCTTCTAGAAGTTTTGCAATAGCATTTCTTCTACCGATATCAGATTCGACAAAAGAACTATCTTTACCATCAAGTAAAAACAATTCTTTAAAGTGGACAAGGTAGTATTTACCTCGTTTGTGTAATATGTGGCAAGATTGGTAAAGTATTTTTTCTTTACGAGATGCAACTCCTATACGAGTTAATGTTTCTTTTACTTTTAGAAAATCATCCTGTTGTTTCAACTCTACCTCTACCATATTGGAGAGGTCATAGCTCATTACTTTCTCCCACCTGTTTTCATTCTCTCTTTCATAATTCCTATTTCCTTTGCAGTAAGAATCTTGTAATATTCTTCTGCTTTACTCATAGAACAGTCATAATAAGTTTGGATGACTTTCATATCTTCCAACACTCTAGGTTTGTTCCATTTTGCAAACCTTTTTCTTTTTCTTAAAGTATTTAGGAAATAATGGAATTGTAGAGACGAATCTAGGTGCTTTCTAGAGTTCATTTCGTTAACATACATGATGCAATCTTGATGATAAGACAAAGATTTATTAGTAAGAAATGGTGAATATGACTTTTCTGCAATATCATCCACCATGATATCTTTCTTGGAAAAGGTTATTGCAGTTACAAAATCAAAGGGATTCATATATTCTATACTCTAAATTTCTTCTATCTTCGTTTGAATTATTTTTTATTACTTCTATTTTACCCATAAGATTCATATTCGTCAAGATATTATTTATCTGACTTCTTCTACCTTTTAACCAGACTTCGGACTGGGTATCTCCTCGGTCTTTGTGTCTCTGGTGTTCTATATCAGAATCACAAGTGAGAACATAAACAGTTGCATCATAGTTATCAACTAACCATTCAATGTCTTGTCCTCTAAAATATCTATCCCCCTCAATTAGAATGTGTTTATATTTGGGTTGAACCATAGTTATAAACTCTCTAAACTGTGGTATAGAACCATGGGATAGTTTATCAGTACCACCAAAAGTTTCTCCTTCTGGATACTGTCCAAGAACTAATATATCATCATGTTCTTGACATTTGAACAATGGCATAGGTTCTATTAGTTTTGGTTTAGGTAAATGAGAAAGCAACCCTCTCATGAGGGTTGACTTTCCACTACATGGTATTCCACCAATTAAAGTTATCATCCTATAGATTTACCATTTACATCTACTAGAATATCTTCTTTAGATAATCCATGATTTAATGTATCCTTAGTTGTTATTTGTCCTAAAAATCCACCAAATTCAAAGATATCATGATACTCTTCAGCAAGATGTTGTTTTATCCAATGAATTGTAGATTCATATTTTTTTAACCAAGCTTTTCTTTGATTTTTAATTCTTGCTGGGTCAACATTTAAAATAAACCCAAAGATTTGAATAGGCACTTGATACTTATCATATAAGTCAACCATTTGTTTTATTTTTGTACCAAAGTCACCATCTGACCTTGCAAAACCAATCTGCCCTAAATCAAGAACATATCCTTGAGAAGGAAAATCATTTTCTTCTAGAATTTGATTTGCAATAGTTTGGTCAATGTCTTTAATAAAATCATAAGAAGAAAAACTTTTTCTAAACTTTTTAAAGATTGCAGTTCTTTGTGCTGGTGATTTAGAAGGTGATATTTTCTTTAAGAATTCTTTAAGATAAACATCATCACTTCTTTCACAACATCCTTCATAAACAAGTTTTTTCAAAGCCTGTGCATAATCTCTGTCATCATTGTCTTCTGCAATATCATGATACTCATTTGCAAGTATTTCATGTGCAATAGATTCTGCTGGATTATCATACTGAACTACATCGACAATTACTTTAGGTTGATTTAGTTCTTCATAACATTGTCTTCTATTAAAGCCTGATTTTAAATATAGCTTATTATCCAGACCCAATTCACAAACCATTACTGGTTTAGTGTAATCATATCTATTTGATATTGAGTCTTTTAATTTGATTACATTAGTTCTTACAGTATCAAATACACGAGGTTGTAAAGAATTACCATCTTTATCCTTGTATATAATATCTGAAAGTTTTACTAATCTTCTATCGATGTATTGCACACCGACACCATAGTTGGGTTTGAAACCCTTCTTAGACCTTTCGAGGTCAAATTGTATATTTCTCATTTGTATTTCCTCATACTAGAAATGTTTATAATATGTTTAAAAATGTTCTCGTCTAATTGCGTTAGTTTAATTCTTAAACTCCAATAAAAGTATTTAGGAAAGAAAAGATTCTAAACTTCCCTTTTCTTCATACTTACTTGCATGTGGCCCAATAGGTTTTTCTGATTTACCAGCTTGTCCTTTAGTTGCTACATGTTCATCACAATATGCAACACATGACAATCTGACTCCATCACCTGTTATTGGAGTAACCCCATGCAATTCATTTGAGTCTGCAATTAAAACATCACCATCGTCAGCTTCAATTGCAATCCCATATCTTGGGAAACATAGATATGCACCCCCAAAATTACCGATTCGAAAAACACACATTGTGGTTAGTCCGAATTCTAAATCCTTTCCATCAAGATGTGCAGACATCTTTGCAGTGCCTTCACTTGAGTATCTATTTGCAGATAAAGCTGTAATTGGAGCTCCACCTATTTGATATTGTTTTTCAATACATTCATCTGCAAAGTTTCTTTGTAGTTTCCATACTTCTGGAACACCTTTCTTTAATGCTTTTTCATTTTCAATTGCAATATTTTTTAGTATTTCATACTTAGGTTTGTTTGCTTTCTTTTCCATCCAACCACTTGCACCAATCATTCCAGTGAATCTACCTCTTTTATATCCTATTAGTACAGAATGTATTGCATTTGCAGATGCAATTCTATTAAACTCACCATTCTTTTTAAGTGGGTAATATGAGTTTGGTGTCCTTAAGACATAATCTTTACCTTCTATCAATCCTCGTTTTTTCATTTCCTCTGGGTCAATAGGCCCAGCTGCATTTGCTCTCATGGTTGATACATCATCTATAGAATATAGAGTATCTTTTACTTGTTGATATGTATCACCAGTATATGCATTCTTTACAATACATGCAAGAATAGGTTTATCAAATAATGAACCACTTGGTTTATATACTTTTATGATATCATCTTTAACTCCAATAGAAGATACAACAGTATCGTAAGAGGTTTCATCCAACCACTTACCATTCCATTTATCGAATGTTTCTTTAAATCCTAAGTCTTTGTTTGCAGTGATTTCCATGGTTCTAAGATTTGTTTCTTTATCTCCTCTACTATGTAGTACAACTGTAATGGTGCAACCATTAATCCTATTCTTGCACCTTTATCGTTGTAATCTCCTGTCATCTTATAATCATTTGGTAATGTCATAAGTCTGACCATTTCTTTTGGTGTGTATATTCTCTTACCACTGTAATGAAAATGATTACCACCCATAAACTTTGGTTGACATCCTTGTTCAGTTAAAGAATGTGCTGGAAGATGTTTTGGAACAATTCTTGACATGTAATAAGAATGTTTTTCATCTTCTGGTTTTAAATGACCATTTTTAATTTGTTCTTGAAACCAAGGTTTAACAATATCATCACCTATTGATATATAAGGTCTGTTACCCATTTGGTCTTTAACACCATCTAATCCTTTACATGGCCCACAATGTTTCAAATCTGGGTCTGGATGTTTTTCAAATCCATTTACCCAATGTGATTTTGATGATTCGTTCATTGCATTTACAAGATATTCTGCATCTTTAATGTTTTCTTCATCATCTATCAAGTCATCTATGGCTTCACCTATTGATACTCTTCGACTTGTTGGTTCTGGAAACAAACCACTAAGACACATAAAGGGTAATCCAATTGCATCTAATACATCATCCCTAACTGCAATAATAAAAACCCTTTCTCTTTTTTGTGGTACTCCATGTTCGTGTCCTTTAGTAATTTTCCATGTTACTGAGTATCCTATCTTTTCAAAGTCTACAATCATTTTGTTAAGATGGTCTCTTGCATAATCCATTGATAGACCTTTTACATTTTCACATACGATAACTTTAGGCATCATTTCTTCTGCAATTCGTATTTGTTCCCATGTGAGGTCTTCAATGTTTTGTTGTTTCATTCCATATGCAACTTTTTCTTGATTCCACCCTTCTCTTTTGGAGCCTGCCATAGAGAAAGGTGGACAAGGTGGTGAACCATCTAAAATGTCTAATTCATATTTTTGAATACCTGTCATTTCCATTATACTTTTACCAGTGACTTCTTTAATATCTTTACATTCATGCACTGTATTAGGAAAATTTGCAAGATAAGTATCAACATGTATTTGTTGAAACTCATTCATATACTTTACATCACCGCCTGCAAGTTTATATGCACACGATGAACCACCACCGCCTGCAAAAAAAGTAATGTAATCAAACTCTTTTCTTGCAGAGTTTTTATGTAAATCATCTAATGTGTATTGAAAATAACTCATCTTTCATTCATCCATAAATCTGGAAATGGTATTGCTTGATACATTTCTCCTTCAAGTCCCCATTGAAATTCTATATGTTTTTGTTCAGAAAAATAAATAGATTCTGGAAAAATATCAAATGCAACTGTTACTCTAGGTTTGTCTTTTATCCATGGAGACGATGCATGTTCAAATCCACTTGCAGAGTATATTAACATATCATCGTAGTCTTGATGCACCACCCACTCATTCTCTGGTTGTTCTGGCCCTATTCTATAGGAAGTTGTAGATGGTTCTACATTTGCACAATAGAATCCATGGTAGATATGTGGATGCATATCTTCAATATGTTTATGAAAAGGTATATGGTCGTATCCTTTATCGTCTTTTCTTTTTGTATAAACATTAAACCATCCATGTATGTAATATGATTCACCAGCTTCTCTTACTTGAGGATTATTATAAAAAAATCGATTTAGTTTCCAATAGATATCTGCAAATGGTCTTAACCCAAATGTAAAAGGATTATAGGTATTATAATTTTGTCCTTTTTTTGTATCTAATTCAAATTGATGCTCTATTTCTTCTTTAGATAAATCTGCACCTTCTTTAGATGCACGAACATATGCACGAAGATTATTACTAAATTGATTTGGTGTTGCAATCCCATCTTCATCATGTGCAAAGTATGGATGATTTTCATTTTCAATACACCAATTAGTAATAAACTTATGGTCTATTCCACAATTTTTTTGTATAAAAAAATCAGAACTCTTTAGTTCCACTTCTATCCTCGTATTCTAGTTTAACAATTACTTCATCGTTTTTTCTGACACCTTGATTATAGAGGTGTGTATACATTTCATTTGCACCTTTTCGTATTCCATTATATTCTCCCCATGAGTATATAGCAAAAAACGAAATGCAAAGAAATATAAATGTAATAGTTATTTCCATCGACACTCCATCATTAATTCAGTTAGACAAGCAACGATATTCACTTCTTGGTCAACTACAAATGCAGACTTATAACTGTAATCTGCAATGATAATTACAGCCTGTGGTATACTCTGTGGTTCTAATACATCATAAAGTGTATCGTAAATCTTTCTAAATAATTTTACTGGGTCGTTGTCGATATTGGTTGCAACCCATTTTCTCATATCTGTAAATCTTTTTGTTTTGATATGACCAAGTAATTCTTGGAGACTTTCTTCTGCAATATTAGATAGTATTCCTACATCTATTTTACCACTTACTGCATATCTTTGTAGTTCATTAATGGTTCTACGAAAGTCTGGAAAATATTTCATAACTAATTCTTGTAGAACTTCATTATTATATTCCACACCTTCATCATCAAGAATCAACATAAGTCTTGCAAGAAATACAGATGCAAGTCTTGGTCTTTCCTTTGGTGGTATCTTAAAGTCAATAACAGTGCATCTTGAATGCAAAGGTGCAATCAATCTGTTTTTATAATTACATGTAAAGATAAATCTACAATTCTTATGAAACTCTTCTATGAATCCACGAAGAGCTGGTTGAGTTGATTGTGGATTAAGATAGTCAGCCTCATCAAGAATAACTACTTTGTTTCCACCACCAAGTGAAACTGTAGATGCAAAGTTTTTGATTTTGGTTCTTAGAACATCAATACCACTTTCCTCAGAACCATTGATTAGGATATAATCACAATTGTGCATTTCACATAATGCTTTTGCAATTGTAGTCTTACCTGTACCTGCTGTACCAGTAAGAATCATGTTTGGTATTTCGTCTTTGATATCAAAGAAAGTTTGTTTGATATCAGCTGGAAGGACACAATCCTCTATTGTTTTTGGTCGATACTTTTCAACCCATAAGAAATCTTCATTCATTCACACACCTCATTATAAAAAGATAACTCATAATCCCACCATTATGAATCGAGTCCAACCCCAAGAGAGAGAACAGTTGAACACCCTCAGATACCAATGTCTAGCACCTACAAAAGTATTTATCACGAACCGAATGTTGAATCTGGTTCTAGTGCAATAAAATATTCAAGTCCTTTGTTCTTTGCGATGAATTGTGATAAACCTTTAGATGATACTTTAACAGTGTATTCATCTTTTACCACTTTAATGTTTTCCATTTTAAAGTTCATTGAATATGTTTGTCCATCACCATCCATGATTACTTCACTGAATTGATTAGTTGATGGATTCTTTTTATCTCTAACAGATAATGATACTACAGTCCCATTACTTTCCAATACTAAGTCTGGAAGAGATAACACTGCACTTGCTTTTTGCAACTTAGTTAACAAGTTAGTATCCAAATCAAAAACTACTTCTGGGTTAGGCATAGTAATATCTTTTTCTGGTGGTGCAATAATCATTGATGCATCTGCATAATTATATGTTGCACTTGCACCATTACCACTAATGTTTACAGATTTTTCACCAAAGTCAAACTCTGCATCATTACCTAACAATGAAATAGTTGCAAGAAACTCTGGTAAATCATATACAGAAAACTCACTTGTAAAGTTATCTGATATCGTTGCTTTACCAAAGATATTTTTCATCGGTGAAATCGTTTTGATTTCACTTCCTTGTTGTACTGTAATACCATTATTGATACTACTAAAGTTTTGTAAAACTTCTAAAGTACTTTCACTTATTTTCATAATTTACTCCTATAAGGCTGCTCTTTTGTCCACTTCTAAATCATGCACATAAAGAGCAAATAGTGCATAGTGTAAAACTTTCATGAGGTCAGCACGATTATGTCCTTGTTTCTTTCCATATCTCTGTGCATACTTAAGAATGTTTCCAATACAGAAACCTTCTCCATGACCACCATCTATAATAAATTCTGTTGCTTGGTATTGATTTTGTGAATAATGTTGGTCATATGTTTTATTCACATATTCAATTAATTGTGCGATATACTCGTCTTCATTGTATTTGTAATCAATGCATTTTAAATTTCTTTTCTCACTCATATTACTATTATATTACAGAACTTGTATTTGTCAACCAAACTTAGCTCCACTGTTAACATCATCTTTCTTTTTCTCTCGAAAAGTAAAGAACCTTTTAAATCCACCACTTAATCCCCAAACAGTAAATAGATAAACTAAAGTTAGTATACCTATTATTTGTAAGATTGCTTCAATCCATTCTACCATTTGTCTAAGTTAACTCCTCTAGTATTGAATGTCCCTAGTGTTCTACATTCTCTATAATCAAATGGAACACTTACACTAAATGGGTCTGATATTCCAGTACCAACCCACTCAGCAGTATTATAAATTGTAGATGGGTTTACATGGTCTAAATATTTGTCAACCCACATATCATTCTTTTCACACCAGTCTTCAATCTCTTCATATGTTCCATATACAAGTGTACCCATTTTGTATTCACTACCATCTGCATGAAGTACCCTTGCAATTTCTTGATGTGTTATACAGTTTGATGTCATTTGTAAAATATGTGTTCGTTAATTATTACAGTTTCATTTAGTGAATCTGCCCAGTATGGATTTACATATATCGAATGATAATGTGTTGCACCCTCTGTAATGTCTCCATATGCACCTTGTAAGATATCCCTTGCAAGAGTTAAACATTGTACCCAAGTTTTTGAATCCTCTGGGTCGTCTGACTTACCATCACAAAACCAACTAAACTGACACTGATTTCTGATAGGCATCATATTACCTTTCCAATTCTCTCTCCATTTTGCTTGATAAACTACACCACAAATTGACTCTGGGTAGTTCATGTGTTGAGTCCTATTAATAACTACTTGGGAAACTGCAATCTTACCAGCCTTTGGTTGATTACCAGCTTCAAAGTACATGTTCTGTGCAAGACAATATGCATCGTTATTCTCATCATATGCAAACACTTTGTTAATAAAAAATGATGCAATTATAACTAACATCATCAATCCTATATGAAGTGGAACAAACCACTTAGATTCACTTGACCAAATTCTCTTTTTCATATCCACGAATACCCCATATTTAATAAATCTTTTTGTTCTTCGATTGCTTTATCAATATCTATTTTTTTAACAGATATCATTGCACCATTAGTATTAGTCACTTCAACATAATCATCTTCAATATTAAAAGTTACTGAATGACCTTCATTATGAAGTGTTCCTTTAAACACCATGTTTGGATGTTCTCTACATTTTAATGTTTCATGGAATTGTTTTTTATTCATAATTACTCCAAAAACTGGTGGGATGGAGAACAGTTATACAAACAAAAGCTGTAATAAAAGTGTTCTTTTTTGTAATGGTCGTTCTCCTGTCCCATACCCGAGCCTTAGCCCCTATTATTAAAATAATTTCTTATTATGTAAACTCTAGTATATGCAACTAAAGTAATAATACCTGTAACAACTGTACCGATTAAAAAAGTATTACTCCATGCAAATACATCTATAAAAAGAAACAACAAAAATACATTAAGAGGGTAGTTTACAATTAAACCAGTTCCTACTGTAGTTGCAGTTTCTTTGTGAATTTCTTTGTTAATCATGCTGTTCCTTTTTGATATGCATCAATTAAATCGTCACCAGTTTTTCTAATTCCAAAGGTGCAAATTTCTTTACCATTCCTTTCCCTAACAATGAGTCCACTGTTATATTCTGTATCAGTAACATATCCATTCTTTAGAATGTCTGCTTTTGACTCAGCAGTTTCATAATACATAGATGTTATTGAATGTGTATGAACAGATTTAATACCATCTGCCCACTCTTCTGCTTCTAATAAGACTTTTTGTCTTTGCACCCTATAATCATATTCACCCATTATCAAAACTCCTTATCCTTGCTGGGATAACTTTATTCCAATTACAATCATCACAAACTCTATCGTTGATATCTTCAAGAATTGGTTGTGGATTATTTCCATGACCCTCATATGACCCTGTGCATAAAGCACAAGGTCGAGGAGAACTAGATGACTCTAGTGAGGTCTTAGATTGTAAAGTCATCTTTAATATTCTCCTCTTGAACTGTATCTGATTCTAACTCATCACCCAAAGGATTGACACCTTCATCAACCTTAGTGTAAAGGTCAAGGAAGGATGCTTTGGTGTCTTCATCGAATCTTGCAAGACACACCTCAATAGACTTCAACTTGTCGTTGAACATTGAGTATGCTTTTGCAATATGAACTAATCTTCTAGTTGATATCACTTCATCAACTGCACCCTCGTAGAAGGATTTTCTGATAACATCAGCCCAGTCTACAAGTTTGTCTGCAAACTCATCATCATTGACACCAAGGATTGCAAAGTCACCTTTGACAATTTTTTTCTCAGTAGTCACTGGTGGATATTCTTGTTCAAGACAGATTGCAAACCTTTCAAGGAATGCTTCGTTCAAGATGTTAGTTCCGATGAATCTACCATCCTCAGAACCTTTACCTTTAGTGTTTGCAGTTGCAACCACTGTGAAACCATCTGCTGGTTTTACAAACTCACCAGTCTTCTTGATTAAGTAACCACCACCTTCTAGGATGGATTGTAAACACATAATCTTGTTTGATGCAAGGTCAACCTCATCAAGAAGTAACACTGCACCTTTTCTCATTGCTTTGAGGACAGGGCCTTCTTTGAAGACAATGTTACCATTGATTAGAGTATTTGAACCAATCAAATCATCCTCATCTGTCTCGATGGTGATGTTAACTCTGAATAACTCCTTTTTGAGTTTTGCACAAATTTGTTCGACCATCAAAGTCTTACCATTACCACTCAATCCAGTAATGAATACTGGGAAGAAGATACCAGACTTGAGGATTGACTTAAGGTCTTTGAAGTGACCAAAAGGAACATAGTTATCCATAATCGATGGGATAACTGAAATATTCTCGTCAAGAACATTGACACCAACAGTAGATGTTGGAACTGGAACTGTCTCAACAGTTTGAACAGCTTGTACTGGAACTGGTTGAGTATAATTCTCTGGAACTACAGATTCGATGGAATATGTACCATAACCTGCTTTGAATTGTGGATTTCTAAATAACCACGATGGTTTAGGAATACCTGCTGTAGCACAGATTTTCTTTACTGTGGATTTTGAAAACTCCACTTGATTAGGAAACTGTTCTGCAGCTGCATCCAGAAACCTATAATGATTTGCATTTAAATTCATAATTTATACCTCACTATTTTTGAATTTTTTACCATATGTGTATTATACTAAAAAGTGTACCCATCATGCAACCTTCTTAACGAAGTGTTGAAGAATTTTTCTTTGGGACATTTTGTTGTTACCCATTCTTTTCATTGCACCCTTCAATGCTTGTTTACTTGCACCAGCTTGTACATCTAAAGTGTCATCTTCTGATACTATACCCATTTTTCTTTTGTTTAGAATGTAGAACTCTTTGTATCCACTTTTCTCAGTAGTTGGAACTGAGTATCCACCTTCTTTTCTGAATACTTTGTATCCATCTTGTTTTGTATCCCAGTCTTGATACTCACCACTAAACATGTCAACTGCACTATCAAAGTCTCTGTGAGAGTTCTTACAAATAAAGAACCCAACAGTATCAACACCAGTAGTTTGTTCAATCCATTTTAGAAGATTATCTGTACCTCTTCTACTACCATTTTTTGTATATGCATAGGTGTTTTTAGTTCTTCTATCGTGGAAGAATTTATCATCACTGTATGGAAAACAACCTAGTTGAAAACTTTGACCATCGGTAAGAGTCACAAATTGTAGTTTGTCAATTCCATAGTTGTGTTTGAAATCTGCAATATAGTCTCTGATTACCATCAATGACTCATCAAGTGGTGTACCACCTAAAGAATAGTTGTAGTCTTGACCATAGTCTGCATCAAATCTGTCACCATTATTCTTATTAGAGTAGTAGTATCTTCCACCACACATTGACTCAAGTTGTGCATTCATAACTACTGCACTATCAAAGAAATCTTTTTTGTTCATCTTGTCAGAAAATAATTCAATGAGTTTGAATCCAGACTTAGGTTGGAACTTGAATCTTTCGGATTCATCAACCTCGTTTCTGTAATCTATATTCTTATCTCTATATGCATCAGTAAATGCATAGACTCTGTGAGGAATACCAACTCTTCTACAGAACATTGTAAGAACTATTGTTTGTTCATAAGTCTCTCTGATTACATCGTACATAGACCCAGACCAGTCAACCAACATTATAACACCATGATTTTTACCATCTGGAATTACAGTTGCTCTTTTAAATATATCATCTTTGAGTAAGTACTGGTGGATTCTTGACATATCAATCTCACCAGTTTTTGCAGACATTGACTTCTTGTATGCATCTGCAGCTTTTCTCATATCAAATTCTTTTGCCATGTAGTTGATTATGTTCTTATTGAAGTCAAAGAACTTTTGAGTATACTCTCTAGAGTTTGCAAGAGTATCACAATGTTGTGTATCTTGGGATGCAAATGAACTAGTAATTTCACTCATCACTCTTTTGTAAGGAAGAACTAAATCCTTGAACTTAACTTCTTTAGAATTGAACTCTATGTAAGCAGGTTCTCTTTCCCAATTATCTAAATCTTTGTGAAGTTTGTCTTCGTTGTTTCTGAAATTCTTATCAGTGATAGACTCATTAGGTTTGTCTTCTGCATTACCACTTTGACCACCTTCACCTTCACCACCTTTTAGATTTCTACCTTTTTCCTCTTCACCTTCACCAAGTTCTTCTGATTCGTTCTCACCTTCTGCATCTTCATCGTCAGATTGTTCACCACCTTTTGTACTATCTTCTTCACCCTTTTCCTCAGACTCTTCTTCTGATTCCATGTCACCACCAATTGAATCTTCTGTATCACCTTCTTGTTCTTGTTCATCAAAGTCTTGAGGCATTGTATCACCATCACCTTCTGAGGTTTCTACAGTTTGTGCAGAAGTATCTGTTTGTGGTTGTAAATCTTCTAACTTAGATAACTCATAAAGATAGTCTGCCATCTTGACAACTTTTTCCCAAGTATCCATTTTAGTATCCATCATGGTTACAAGTTTTTGTTCCTCTGGAGAGAACTCAACCATAAGTTTGTGACCAATTTTGAAATAAAGATTAATTCTGTCTATGAATGCAAGTTTGTTTACATCATAGTTTTTGACCCCAAAGAAATCAAGGTCGACATGTAATTCTTTGTATGCATCGTAGAAGATTCTTCTAAGACCAGCATATTTGTTCTTGATATGTTTTTCTATTCTGATATCTTCTAAAACATTAAGATATCCTTTGTAAGTTGCACCTTTTTCACATACTGCATCGTGCCATCCATCAGCTGGAGTAATAAGTGCATGACCAACTTCATGACCCATGAATAAGTCATATAGTTGATTAGACATATCGTCTTTAAGAATAGGACAAACCAGTTTTCTAGTATCTGGTTCGAAGTATGCAGTAGGAACTTTTTTATGTTCTATAACTAAATCCTCAGTTGCAAGTAATCTTGCAAGTGAGTCTTTTCTTGTTCTAAGTATTTCTGTATTCGACCTCATGTAAGTATTATATGAAAAAATGTACCTATAAGTCAATGGCGGTCTCTAGGAGAATCGAACTCCTCTCTCTGCCGTGACAAGGCAGTATTCTCACCGATGAACTAAGAGACCCATCATTAAGTGTGTATTATATAGGAAGATGTACCTATGAGTCAATTTTTTCTATATTAAAATAGTTTGCCCACCACTGTCTAACTGGTTCAGATGATGCTGTAGTATTAGTTGTTGATGGGTCTGGATTAGCAATTAAGTCTCTCCATCCACCTTCTTTATTAGTACCTTGCGTACCATGGGATTGTAGTTCCATTTCTTCTGCTTGAGTTGTATACCATATTGGTGCAGTATACCTATCTTCTCTAGTTCCATCTACATTTGCTGGTTTGACACCATGAAAATGTTTCATACTTTCAAATATTACACATGTTCCTTGTTCTGGTTTTAAAACTGTACCATCTTCAAAATATGTCTCACCACCTTCAAAGTTGTCGTTAAGATACAAGATAGATGCAAAATCTGTAAATGGAACTACATTAATAACATCCTCTTCATTCTCCATAAACTCTAAAGGAGTTCCTTTTCTTGTTTCTATTGGAACTTCATATAATGGTTTTGCCATGACATCAATATGCATTTCTTGACCTTTACCAGATGGCCACCACATAAGTTCTGATTGTTCTGGATATGCTCTTTGACCATAGACTTTCCAGATTTCTGATATTGCTTTGTATTGATATTCTGCAAGGATTCTTTTGACTTCTAAATTACGAATACTGACCATAGGTATCCTACGACCATTGTATTGTTCAGCTGCATCATCGTGTGTAACTAGATTAAAATTAATCTTGTGATACTGTATCAGTTTCTTGCACTGTTCCTTCGTCAGGCAGTTTGGGATTGTTGCGATAATGTTCTCTGGCAATTTGTATAAATTGTTCTCTTGCTCTTGCATATTGCTTTTCTCTTTTCTGTTTCTTTTTCATTGCTCTTTCTAATTTTAATCTAGAAAGATAATCTATAAACAGAACACCTTGTAAGTGGTCATACTCATGTTGAAAACATCTACATGTCATACCACTAAATTCTAATTCTTTTAATTCTCCATGTTCATCTTGCCACCTTGCACGAATCCAACTAGGTCTGGAGATATGTGCAAAAATTCCATCACAGCCTGGAGTAAGACATCCTTCTTCCATTAATACAGTATCTTCTGATACTTCTAGTATCTCTGGGTTTGCAATGAACATAGATTGTTCTTTGTTTGCACCTTTCATTACAAATACTGAACAGTCATACCCAACTTGATTTGCAGATAATCCTACACCACCATTATCAAACATTTCATCTATTAATTCGTTTCTTAATTCAATGGGGTCTTTAAGTGGTTTATCAAAATCAAAAAATTTTGTTTTAGTTCTTAATAGTGGATGGTCTTTATGTAATAGTTTCATGGTGCAATGTGTCTAAAATTGTTGTTTAAATCTATCCATTCATACCAACCAGTGACAACATATTTAGTTTCACTAATTGGTGGATTTCCTCTATGGATATGTGTATAGTGTGCAGGCCACACTAAGAAATCACCCTTTTTTGGTGGATATCTTAATTTTTGATTCAAAAATTCTGTTTCTCCACCCTCTTCAATATCATTAAGATACAACATCCATGCAAGGACTCTTGTAGAATTACTAGGTGATTGTTCACAATGCCACACATGATATCCTTCGCCTGGTTGAGTTTTTTGTATTTTACAATCAATTGCCATTGGTCTATCAAAGCCTGGATACTCTTTCATGTAACATTCTAAGATATCACCATTTATATACTTTAAAAAATCATGAAATTTATCATCACCCATTATTTCATCATCTTTACTTGGTACAGCTGGTTGTATATGATTAAAACAAGTAGAGGTGTCAGCTTTTTGCAGTTTAGTACCATCATCATTTTCTTGTCTTGTACCAACTGCTCTTACTGATTCACAAAACTTATAGTAGTTTATAAAGTCTTCTATGTGTTCTGGTTTAAACCAATTTTGAAAATGACCGATGAAATCAGTATATTCTACTTTTCGTTCTTCCATACTTCACTCCAAACCCTATCAAACTCGTTGGGGTCTTCATAATATTCATTCACATTACTCACTGGTTGTGGTATTTTTCTCGTAACTAATTTATCCATATTAACTTTTTTAGTTGTATCTAATCCTATAGTTTCAATAATAGATTGTGGATTACTAACTAGGTCTTCATATGCAATCCATCCATCTGTAACTGGTATTGAATTGATTATGTATCTTTCTATAGATTCTTTGAAGTCTTCTATGTTTTTTCTTATTACTTCAATCCTACCAACTAAAGTTTTTCTTTTGTTAAGTATATAGTCTGCTGTTGTATCATCAACTGCATGAAAGGATTTAATTCCAGCAACAAATGCTAACTCTAATGATACATACCATGCTTTAATATCTTTTCTATATAATGTAAATACTTTATACCCATACTTTTCTTTAAGCACTTCTGGTTTTACATAATCAGATTCATTCCAAATATTTGCACTAGTAAGTGGAAGCATTTTACCACTTTCAAGTAACCCAAAAAACTCGTCTGAAATTTCTTGAAAGTTACTACCAAATGGATGTTCTATACCATAATTATCTAAACTTACTCCTAGAAATGGTTCTAATGGATTTTTTATTTTTTTAAAATAAGTTGGTAACTCTGTACCATGTAATGCATTTATTATTGCACCAATGTTTGATTCTCCATCTTCTTTTGATAATACTTTTGATTGTATAAGGTTGTTTATTATTAATTGTATTGCTAAGTAAGAGCCTGTTCGGGCATGTGTATTTAATAATATCATTTACTATTCACTATTCTACTAAAGTTTTTTACTTTCTCAAATGTCATAGTGTGTCTGAACTTTTCTGTTAAAACATCACCTTTATGAGATATGATAAAAGTATTAGTATCTCCATCTAATGTATGTAATATTTTCATAAACTCGTCTGTTCCGCCCTCATCAAGTGAACTATCAAACACTTCATCTAATACTAAAAGATTTGTGTTTACAGAGTTTTTTAATTTTGCAACTGCTCTCCATGTAAACAATAATGCAAGGTCAATTCTCATCTTTTCACCTTCACTAAAGTTTGCATATGAGAATGCATCACGATATCTTGATTTGATAGATTCATTAAATCCTTCATCAAGATTAAATTGAACAAAGAAGTCCATAGATGCAAGATACTTATTAATTAACTTATTCATAATAGGTAAGTACTGTCTTATGATTTTAGTTTTGATACCACTATCCTGTAATAACAAAGCTGCAATATCATAATAAGACCTTTTATCTATGAGACTTTCTTTTTCTGTGTTATGTCCTTTGAGAACCTTTAACTCTTTATTAAGTTTATCAGATTCATCTGTTTGAGATTCAGATTTTAGTTTTTCAATCTCTGCATTTATTTTTGTGATGTATTGATTTGACGCAGATATCTCATTCTGTTTTTGTGCAACTTGTCTGTTGAGAGTGTCGACCTTACTTTGAATCTCTTGTATTTCCTCGATTCGTTTGTTGATATCTCTGACATTCTTCTCAATCTCATTGATTGCTTTATCAATCTCTGATAGTTTTCCCTCTGTTGTTGATATCTTCTCTTGTTTAAAGTCGTCTTCCATATCTCTGTGACAGGTTGGACATTCGTCATTATCCTCATAGAATTTTATCTCCGATTCACCCCTTTTCTTTGCATTTTCTAATTGTGTATGCAAATCAAGAGTCTTGGTTAGTTTTTGTTTTATTGTTTCACTATCCGAAGAATCATTCTGTAGGGACTCAACATCTTCTAATAACAAATTACATTCTTCTTGTAGATTGTCAATGTTCTGTTGAGCTGTTTCAACACTTTCATTAAAATCTTGAATCTTTTGTCTACGATTTTCACCAAGAGATTTGATGTGTTTTTTGTAGGTATCGATTCTATCTTCTGAAAGTCGGATTTCATAATCTAAATCCTTGAGTTCAGTTTTCAATCCATTCATTCTTACTTTGAGTAAGTTATTCATAATAGAAAATATATTGATATCCAAGATATCTTCTATGATACCTCTTCTATCAGTTTGATTCATTTGCATGAATGGTGTGAAAGTTGAACTACCTAAAATAACTACTTGAGTGAAAGTCTTGTAGTTGAGTTTTAGGATTTGTTTCTCAAGTTGTTCTTGATAATCCCTCATGTTTGCATCTTGATTGATAATTCTATCGTTCAAGAATATTTCAAACACATTTGGTTTTGCACCTCGAACAACTCGATACTGCTTTGACCCAATTGCAAACTCAACCTCGACAACCATCCCTCTTTGGTTGACCGAGTTGATGAGTGAGTTCTTGGATATCTTACGAAAACCCTTTCCAAATAATCCGAAACATAGTGCATCTAACATTGTAGACTTACCACTACCATTCTCACCTAAGATGAGAGTAGCTTTTCTATTATCTAAAAAGATTTCTGTAAACTGGTTTCCAGTGGAAAGTAAATTTTTCCATTTAACTGATTTAAATTTTATCATGAAGCAACATCTAAGGCCTCTGTGTATAGAGACCTAATAATATTTTGTAGTTTTTCTTTGTCCTGTGATATTTCCATTGACTCTATGTGTTTTGATAATATTGTCAATGTGTCTTCTGCATCTTGAGCCATATCTTCATCTGACATATCTCCTAAGTTACCATGGTCTTCAACAACTTTGAAGTCTATGACATCTGCCTTTCCTAGCCTTTCTATGAATAAATCAAACCAATATGGATTCTCTTTGTTGATGACAATAACTTTAGTAAACATACCTTTTAAATGTGAAAAATCCATTGCAAGTATTTCTTCTTGAGTTAGTTTGCTGTCATCGTAAAATATTTTTTCAAACATACGAATAGGATTTACAATCTTTTTCATTTCTCTAGTATCTGTATCAAAGATATGAAATCCTTTTACATCACCATAGTCTGACCAAGTAAATTCCATTTGAGAACCTAGATAGGTAATATTATCCATAGTTGAACCAGTATGAAAGTGACCACTGTATACATGTTCGAATCGTTTAAAAGTTTCTTTTGATGTTCCATGTGAAGAATAATAGCCAGGCATCATGATTGCACCTTCGATTTCTAAATGACCCATTGCAATTTGACCATCGGTAAATTGTAAATGTTCCATAGTATCTTCTAAATTGTTTTTATGTATCCAAGGAATCAAACAAATTTTTAATCCATCATAGTCTTTTGTAATAGTGTCTTTATAGATTGTAATGTTGTCATACTTTAATAACGCATCACATGAGTTTACTTCACTAGTGTTTTTATAATATAAATCATGATTACCTAATGTTAAATCCATAGTCATATCATTCTTTATAAGATGTTCTATAAAGTGTTCTTTGTTTCTTTGTAAAGATAGGAAGTTAATGCCAGTTCGTTTATCGAAATAGTCTCCTAAATGGACAATGTGTTTGATATCATTTTCAATACAGTAAGGAAAGAAGACTTCTTCATAAAATCTTCTCATGTATTCGTGAAAATGTATACTATCGTTTCTGACACCCGCATGAGTGTCATTTAATACTGCAAATTTCATATTAGTTTGTCATTAGGTCTATGACCCAAAAATTAAATAGCATAAAACCCATTGCACCAAATTGTATTAGACTTGCAATGATTACAAACATCAATGCTCTGTCACCCCACCATTTACCTTCTGTTTCATGCCATTCCTTAACTTGTTCTGGAGTTGCATTTTCAGGCACCCAACGAATACCTTGTTGTTGTGCAGTTTTTAGGTCTGGTGTTGTGAAGTCTAATTTCATTTGTTTAGGGTCGTCAAGATTAGGTTCTTCTGTTGGTCTTTTCCAAGCGTCTGTCATTTTTTCTTGGTTGAATTAAAATATTTTTCTACACCCACTGGTCTACTATCATCGGTTTTTTTCTTTTTACCTCTGGGTTTATAGTTAGGTTCTTCTAAATTGTTTTGTAAGAAGTCTACATATGAATTATCGTAACCAGTAGTTTCACCATCCATAGTTGCTACTGCATCATCAATAATACCACTATTCATAATTGCTTTATGTTTAATAGCAGCTTGTTTCTTTTCTTTCTGTATTCTTCTCAAGAATGCATAGTATATAATTTGGGTTATATAGGCAAATGCATTTTGTGACTTCTCTGGATTAAAGTTGTTTATGTATTGTAAACAGTTTTCGATTCCATCACAAATCATTTCATCCCTATAAGAATAGTTAATGAAGTTTGGTTTAGTTGATAGTCTCGTTGCAATTTTGTAAATACATTCACCTATGTATTCTGATACTCTAGGTGGTTCTTTACCATCTTTGATTGCTTGTTTTACTGCATAATTGTGTTCTGCTATTGCAGCGGTAAACTCTTTATTATTTACATAATGTTCTGGTTTTGCTTTACTCATATATCTATTATCTCATCATATTGTTATTTGTCAAGTATAAGCTTTTGCCTTGACAGATTTAAAATCACATGTTACCCTAGATATGTACCTTGGAAAGGATGGATATAGCTAATTAATGCAATATCTTTTCATCCTCTTTAGTAATCATATCTAAGTCCATTTCCTCTTCTAAGAATATCTCTTCTTCTGGTGAAAGCATCTTATTTTTCATTTCAGATGCAAACTTTTCGAGTAAATCCTGTCCTGTGGTTAATTCTTGTTTAGGAGACATAACATTTAAACCTATTTCATCTCTAAGATGAATCCAGTCTTTACATGCTTTGTCGTAGAATTGAATAAATTTATCGTCAATTGTTGTCGTGTATACAACCTCATTAGCTGCAATAACAACTCTATTATCTTTTGTAAATGGAACAAGAGGAGACAATTTTATAACTGTTCCCTTTCCTATCATTGATGGTGTAAGTGCAATATTACATGGAAGAGTCATTTCTACTGTTCCATTAGTATCATTAACCACTGTCATTGCAACAATGTCTTCACCATTTCTTAATTTTAGATATCTATATTGACTCAAAACTTTACCTCATGTATTGTATAATTAAATTTCTCTTTACTATAGGTATTTATTCTTTCTTTAAAGTGTCTTAAAGTATAATTATCTCTATTCTTATAACTTAAATCATCTGCAATATCAAAAAGAGTTGCATTAAATTTATCTTTACTCGTTCTTAACACCCTACCAATTGATTGCAATACACGAATTTTAGATTTACTTGGACTTGCAAATATAATATTATGTAGGTTTTTAATATTTATACCTGTAGAAAAAGTACCATATGATGCAATAATTACACATCCACTTTCTCTTTCCATCAGCTCTCTAACATGTTCTCTGTTTTTAGTATCAGTTCCACCATAGATAAAAAATGATTTGATACCTGCTCTCTGAAATGCATCAAATATCTTCCTACCATGTTTATCTACATACTGAAATAGTATCAATGTATTACCCTTCTTATCCAAGGTTAGGTTTTTTATAAATTGTGTTCGTCTTTCATTGTCTGCAAGAAACTCCATTTCTCTAGGATAATCCATTTGCACAACTTCTTTGGATACTTCTGGTGGATATTTAAGAACTAAACATTGTATATCTAACTCTGCAAGGATACCTTCATCCATAAGTTCTGCACTAGTAGTCACATAATGAGTCGGGCCAAACAATCCCTCTAATACAAGTTTATGTGTTTGAGTATCATCTAAAGTACCAGTTAGACCCCATCGATGTCCTATATCTTTCATCTTTTCTATGATACCTGTAAGAGTTTTTGCTTTAAATAAATGTGCTTCATCACCAAATACTGCACCAAACTGGTCGTAAAAAGATTTTGGCATTGTAGATAATGTTTGCCATGTAGTCACTACTATGTCTGTCGTTCCCTTTTTATCACCACCATACATCTTATCAATAGGTTTATCGTATCCATAGTCTGCAAAGTCTTTTGACATTTGTTCTACTAATGATGTGGTAGGAACAACAACTAAAACTTTTTTCTTATGCATAGATATAAAATGTCTTGCAATACAATATATGATTGCAGATTTACCACTTGCAGTTGGAGATACTAATAATTGTCTTCTAAATTTTATACCACGAGATATTGCTTCTACTTGATAATTTCTTAATGCAAATCCCATATTTAAGTTATCGGTAAAGTCTGGAACTTCTAAATCAGTTTCCCATTGATATCCACTTATGGTATATTCTCTATCTTTTGCAAATTGTTCTACTGCATAATATAATCCAGTATAAATTTTACCAGTTGTTTGTGCAAACAATCTTATATTACCATCCCAATATTTGTTGCGTACAGAAGGCATAAACTTTGCGCCTGGAACTGGGAAAGTAAAATAGTCTGATAATTCTCTTTTGATAGATTCTTCTGCATCTATCTTTATGTGAGTATTATCGACTTTGGTTATCTGAATGTCGGGCCTGCTATCCATCCTACTAATGATTGTCTTAATCCTCTGAGTACTGGGGTTACTTGGTGATATACAAAAGATGGAAATATAATTATACTTCCCTGTTCTCTTGCATTTTGTTGAGCTCTAAATTTAATATTGTCTGGTGTCATAGATTGTGGATTTTGCATAAATGGGTCTGTCCATTCAAAATGTCCACCTTCGTATTCATCTGGATGTGTAAGATTTACACTATACGAAAGTTTTCTATAGGTATTTAATCGTTCATCTTTATTTGGGTCATTTTTACAGTCTTCTTCATTATATGGTTCGAAGTGTCCATCACAATGCCAACTATAAAATTCTGGTGCATCTGGGTCATATTTATATGAAGTAAATTGATATGTTTCATGGTAAGATAAATCAAATTTAAAGTAGTCTTCATTTACCTTCCTTACATGTGGAGTAATATGGTCAAATATTGTAAGTCCATCTTGTAGTTTTGCTTCTCTATCTAACCATGCAACACCAGATTTACGAGTCCCATGGTCTTCTATTCCATCGTTACTTCCACCTATTTGGCCATATTCATTGTAAGAGTTTTGTCCTATTTCTATAATTTCTTCACATATATTTGGTGGGATTGCTCTGGATAGAGTTACACAATGTTCTGGAATAAAAGATGGCATAATATATTAACCTGCTGGGTTAGTAAACTTCAACCAATCGATTGCATTCTTTATTGATTGATGTCTCCATGTAATAATATTTAGTATCTCTTTTAAAGCATCAACACATTCAGTTAAATATTCTACCTTTAGTTTAAGGTCTGATAAATCTTTGTCTGCATTGAAATAGTAATTGAAGTCTTGTTTGATAACTCTATGACCATCGAATGGGTCATATGACCAACCTAGTTCATCTATCTCTTCTTTAGATAATTTATCTGTATACCATAACCATTTCGTTTTAAGTAATGTATTGTATTTAACCTCATAAGACTTAAGAGATAATCTTTTTTCGTTTAAGAGTTCTAGGTATTTTGCATGTAAAGAAGGTGTATTTAAGGATGCTTTATCCAAATCAATCTGGTCGATTACAGAATCAACCTTCCACATACTTTGTATTTCTTCTAATGTCATACTATAATTATACCACTAAACTGGTATTTGTCCACTATTTTATGATGAGGATGCTATTTCAAATGTAGTAAATTGGAAAGATGCACTGCATGTTACATAGGTAATTCCACCAGCAACAGTAGTATCCATTGTAATCTCACCTAACGATGTAGGAAATGCACCTTGTATTCTAACATATCTGTTAGGATTATTTGCAGCTGTTGTAATTACAATAGTCATATCTGAGTATAATGCATCATAATCACCAGAACCATCATATGGTTGTTCTGCTCTTCGATTTGCACCTACTAGACTTCTAAATTTTTCTGGGTCTGTAGAACTAGTAATCTGAGACATCCATGTATATAATTCAGTCCAGTTTTCCATGTTTTCATCAACAATAAAGTTTACAGTTAATTCACCAAGATTTATTTTATCGCCTGGAACTAAAACATTTCTACCTAGGTTAGTAGGTTGTTGAATTTCTGCAACAGTTACAGATGGAACATTAACACCAGTTGCAAAGTATTTTGTATTAGGTAATTTCTTAACTAATAATTCGAATTGAGTTGGTGCAAGATAGGATAGATTATCTGGAAGATTACCCGCCCATGTTGCAGTTGAGATTTGTCTTGTAGTCATATATGTATTTATATCAAAAAGAAAGGGAGTTTTTCAACTCCCTTCCTAAAATCACTTAAGCAGCGACATTGCCAGTAATTCCACGATAAGTAACTTCTTTACTTTTCTTGGATTTTCTTGCTTTGCTCTTAAGAGTTTTTGCATCGTATTTGATACCTCTGTAGCAATACATAATAGCCTCCAGTTTTCATTTCGATTTCGTACATACAACTTTCGTTGCACACCCTTCTCCATGCGTTCCTTCGGTAAGATGTCGGTCTCTGTTCCCACTTGGGTACTTAGCTTGCCTTTCTTCTATTGCAGAAGAAAGAGGTTTTCTTGTCTTCCTACTTCCGACTCCATGATGATGGAGTTGAACGAGTTGATACTTTTCAGTATCATTAATATTTATAGCTTAAAAAAGTCCAACTTTTTGGCGATTTTTGTTGACAGGCGGGTGCATTTTTTTGTATAATACTCTTGTAATTAAGAATTACCAAGTACTTGAGGATTCGGACTTGTAAAAATTAGAGAAAATCCTACTTGATTAAGGTTTAGTCCAGATGACACTGAAAAGGTTCTTAATCATTAGAAACAGTTCACGAAGTTCAAAAGTCTTGAGAGGTCACAGGTTCGAATCCTGTCTGTTACCGAGGGTGCAGTGGAGAAGTGGTGTGTATCTCTTGAAATGTCAATTGGATAGGAAACTTGCGAGGAGTACTATTTGAGACAGAGCATAAGACTTATCGTAAATCGTAGAGTCATGTGAGTAAGCATGTGGTGAGAATGTCCCTAGTGACAATCAATATAACCAGTAACTACTTCACTACCTTGATTCAACCATTACACAACTTTGTCCATCCTCTAGTTAAAGAGTGAGGATTGTAAGATATCTTACCACTAAGGGACATTGTAAAAGAGAACGAGTACCATATGGATGCTAGATTCGTTGACCTTGTTAATCTGACAAGGTAGAGTTTACGCACATTGAAAGTTCGGTGGGTTGATACTGTATCAATACTGGGAGACATAACAAACGAAAGTATTTAACGCGAAAAAAGGGGACTAGACATGGTTAACTAACGAGGGCATCTGGTGGTAAAAAATCAGATTTTATTGAATTCCTGTTGGGGTCAGTGATGACTTTCCTAACTTTAGTAGTGGTGATATATGAGTACAAGATAGAAGCGTGTTGACTGTTTGTTGTAAAAACAAGAGATGAGACTCAAGCGTGCAACAGACAGATAGTCGGAGACCTATACAGAATCCGAGCGTAGAAAGAACTCTTGAGTCAGAATATGATGGTAAGTGTATGGATGTGAGTTGAAAACAATTGGTGTCTGGTACTTGTTAGATTCTTGGAGAATAAGAGGGTATAGTCGTCTAACAGTTAGTAGGGAATACGAAATCTCGCTCAAGGTGGTGATGAAACAGTGGTTGCAAACACCGAGTAGTCATTAATGAACTTCACTTTTTTTAAATCAAATAGTTTCGAGGGTCGTTCCCTTGCCTGAAACGATGGAGACAAGAACTTATTCACGATAGGTGAGTTAAAATTATTTGATTAGAGATTTGATTCGACAACAATGAAGATTGCTTGATGCAGACAAGTCTCGAAACCCACCTTTATGGTGGGTTTTTTTTAGCATAAAAAAAGGGACTCCGAAGAGTCCCTTTTAGAAAAGTCTACGACTTTTAAAAAACCTTATAGAATATTTTCTATTTCGATTTTTCTGTAGTAGAAGTTTGAACCAGCAGACGCTAAACCATCACTTGGAGCACTACCTACGAAAGGATTAGAAATCATTCCATATCTAGTTTTGAATCCAATTTTTGGTTGGAAGCTGTTCTCACCAACTGCACGAACCATTTGTAATGGAACATATGGGCAGTAGAAGACACCAGCGTCGTATGGGTTTGAACCTCTGTAACCAACAGTCATGTAACCTTCGTTGTTGTGACCACTTACTGGGTCAAGAGTGTAATATGGGTCAATGTACACTTTGTACTTACCATTTAGAACACCAACAAAAGTGTTACCAGCATCATCAACATTTAACTCAGTGTTAAGTGCTGGTGCATAGTCTAATACACCCGCCATTGATAATGCAGAAGCTACATCAGATGAACAAAGGATAAAGTTACCTTTACCTCTTCTTGATTCTCTTGCGATTACATTAGCATCTCTTTCAACTTGGAAGAGTAAACCTTTGAACTTCTCAACTGACCATCTACCAGATGAATCAACATCTAAGTCGAATCTACCAGCATTAGCAACACCAGTTTGAGCACCATTTTTTGCTTGGATGTTAACAGTTCTTACAACTTCTCTGTTAATCTCTGCAAGTATTTCAGCAGATAAGATGTTTGCAAGTTCTGTTTCTGCATCTAAACCATGAATTGCTTTAAGGTCTTGTGCAAGTTCTATTGTGTATTCAGCTTTAAGAGCTCTTGACTTAGCAGTAACAGTTGCTTTCTCGATTGTGAAAGCCATTGATGCAAATGGGTTACTCGCAGAGTCACCTTTTGCTTCTGCAGCTGCTGTAGTCATACCAGTACCAGTTGCATAAGTAGCTGCATCCCCAAATGGGTCTGTACCTGCTTGTGTTCCTGCTCCAGCAAAGTCTGAATCAGCTTCGTCAAACAATGCTTCAGTCATAGCTAATCTTGAAGTATTGTCGTTATATCTAGCCTTCATACAGAATACTAATCCTGTTGGGCCAGTCATTGGTTGCACACCACAGATGTCGTATGCAATTAGGTTTGGAAGAGACCTACGAACTAAAGAAATTAGAATAGGATTCCAGTTGTCAACACCTGTTCCACCAACAGCACCACCGGCGTTGTTGATAGGTGCATCCTCTGAAAGGATTCCATTCTCTTCATTAAAGGCTCTTTCTTGGTTCTCTAGAACCACAGAAGTTACAGCTTTTTTGTAAGGGTCACTGATTTCTGGTAAATCTGGATGACTCAATACTGGCTGCCACTTCTCTTGTAAGTTTTCTGACATAAACATTTTATGTTTCCCCTTATTTAAAAAGTGTTAATAATAAATTGACCTTACTTGTATAAGTTAGGGTCAACTTTTCCTATTGCGGCAGAATATGCAGCCATACTTGGGTCAAGGATTTTATCCTCAGTCGAAGTATTTTCATCGCTATCACTAACCACTTCTTCATCTAACTGTAATTTCGATTTCTCTCCACTAAAGTAAGACTCCTTAATTGTTTTGACATTAGACTCAAAATCTTCATCTTGGTCTATGTCTTCAATCAATTTTGTAAGTTTCTCAACTTCACTTGTAGTCAAGTCACTTGAAACTTCTGAAACCACTTTGTTTCGTACAAGTTCATCTCTTTCAGATGTTAAGTCGATGTTTTTAGAAACTTCTTCATTTAGTTTAGCTTCTACTTCTTCGATTTTACTTGCAAGTTCGTCAACAACATCTAATTTGTCATCTGGAACTTCAACATAATGGTCTTCGAATAGTGCTTTAAGTCCTTGTATAAAGTTTTCTGTTAACTCAGACTTAAGTCCTCTTTCGATTGCAAGTTCGTTATCTTTAACCCACTCTTCTGCAACATAACCTAAGAAAGAGTCAACTTTGTTAACTAAATCTTCTTTTATTTCGTTAGATGCTTCAACAATCTCGTCTCTCTTCTGAGATTCGAGCTCTTCTTTGATTTCACTAACTTTTGCAGATACAGCAGCTTCAAATACTACTTTTGCTTTGTTTTTGAATTCTTCTGAAAGGTCTTCACCACCGACTAATGCATCGATATCGTCTGACATATCGAAAGATTCTTTCTTAGACTCTTCTTTTTCGTCTTCGTCATCATCTTCGTCTTCGTCATCACCATGAGAAGCTTCTTTTTTAGTAGCTTCATCCATATCTTCTTCATCGTCTTCATCTTCGTCATCTTCTTTAGATGCTTCTAAGATTGCAGTTAAAGATTCTTTCACAACTTCTTCGTCCTCTGATTTGAAATGTTCAGCAATTTTCTTAAGAAGGTCTGCTTTTGTAGACTCTGATTTTTCATCTTCGTCTTCATCTTCGTCTTCTTCGTCATCTTTCTTCATCATTTCATTGACTAAGGACTGGATGTCATCCTTATCAAGACCTTTAAGTTCTTCAATGATTTTTCTTAATGCTTCCATCTTAGTCATATCTTCGACTACGATTTCTTCTTCATTCTCAGTCTCATTATACTGCATAGAAGCTGCATTTAGTTTCTGAGGTGCATCTTTCTTATCATTGTCACCTTTTCTCTTTTTACTAGGTTTAGTAGAATCTGATGCTTTATCAACAGATGCTAGAGATTTAGGCACTGGGTCTTTATCTGGAGTAACGACACCTTTATTAGCAACTGGTGCAGATGCCTCAGTCACTTCGTCTTGATTTTTAATATCTTCTGACATGTGTATTTCCCCTGTAAATTACTATAATTACAAATTAAGAACGAAATATTGTTCTTTACAATGTATTTATAACTTTTATAACTTTGAAAAGAAGTTTTTCATGATTTCTAACTTCTTTTCTTCCAAATGGCGTTGTTTGGTTTGTCGAATCTGGTCTTTCCATGACTCAATCTCTACGGCTCTAAACACTCCGCTTTCTTTTATCCATTCAACACCTTCCATAATACCATCCACAAAAGCGTCTGGTGCAGAAGGGTCTGCCACGATGTCAGCTGCAGTTGCAAGCATGAAGTCGTCTTGGACATATTGTGCATCATTTTTTTGGGATACTGACCCCATACCCCTACTGGAAACGCCTAGTTTTGCACCATCATTCAATAGTCCTTTAACTATATTACCCATCGGAGTATTCATTATTTTTGCCTTACCGACAAAATTATCACCATCTTTCTCTAAAGAAGTAATCAAATGACTAACTCTTTCAAGATTAATGGTAGGGCCTTCTGGATGTCCCAGTTCCCCATATGCACGATTTTTCTTAATGAATTCTTTATTATATCGGTTTACCTCTTTCTCCATGATTTTCATAGGGTAAACACGACCATTTCTGTTCTTTAAATTTGTTTGGAGAAAGACTCCTTCAATGAAGGTATCTTTACCCCCACTTGCATTTTTTTCTGTTATTAAATTAACTTCTTCTGATTGTTGTTCTGAAATTAAAAACATTTCTTTCTCCTTATTCTATCGTTGCAATTTTCTTTGCAACATCATCATAGGTTTGATTGCCTTTTAAACCATTTGCAAATCCAAATGAGTCTTCTATAGATGATTCTGGTTCTGTTAAAACATCTTCTATAAAAGATTCAAAATCTTCACCTAATAACGAAATTAATTGTTTTGCATTTTTCCTTGCCTCTTTTTCATTTTTGTATTGAGCAAGTTCTTGTCCATCTACATAAACTTTAAATTTATTAGATTTTTTTGCAATAACAACTGGTACTTTCTTTCCTTTTGCACCCTTTTCCATGTAGGAATCAATCTCCTGTTCCCCACGAGGTAATTTAAATTTTCTTATCTCTTTGACAAGTTCTTTAAATTTCTTCATTTGCTTGAGTTTCCTGTTTGTTCAACCAATCAAGTTGTACATCCAACCTTTTACTCTCAATAGCATCTCTTTGTTTGTCAACCATAGCAGCTGCAAACGCATCAGAAGCTGCAACATTATCTCCAGATTCTACTGAATCTATAATTTTTTTGATATCTGTCTTTGCCATAATTTATTTCCTCTTACATGTCAAAGGAGTCCTCTCCTTCCCCATCTTCGTTTTCTTTTTCGTTTTCGATTTGTCCATCAATCATTTCTATCTCTTCTTCGGATTGTCTAAGAACATTCTTTCTAACCCATTGTTGAGAGAAATATTTACCTACAAATTCATCCAACTCCCTAAGTGTAGCGACTCTTTCTCTTTGAATCTCTGCATCTTTAAGTTCTACAAAATGAGAATCTTTTTGATAATCGAACCTAATGTTTTCTTTCTCGTATTCCCATTCTTCAATTGGTAAAACTCCTTTGAGTGCCAATTGAGCTCGTAATATATCCATGAACATACTACTAAACTTATTTCTAAGTCTATCTACAAAACGAGAAAACTTAACCTCGTCTCTTGATATTTCAGTTGTCCTACCTAAAGAGAATCCACTTTCAGATTCTAACCTAGAGATAGGTACATTTAAACTTCGGAACAGTTTTCTTTGGAAGTATATAATATCTTCTATTTCACCTAGGTTTTGTCCGCCTGGTAAGGTGGTAATCTCTGTTCCTCTACCACCTTCTCTTCTTGGTAACCAGAAATCTTCTAACATACTCATATGTTTTCTATCATCTCTGATTTCACCTGTATCTGCATTGTAGACTAGTTTATTTTTATACCTAGTCATAGTATCTGCAAGATACTGTTCTGCTTTTGCCTTCGGAAGGTTACCTA